CCTTTGTAAAAGATTGTTCAATGGCTTGCAGCGAATCGACCGTGGTTGATACGCATGCTCAAATCGTAGTAGGGGCCCTCCTCACAGAGGGCCCAGGTGGCCCTGAGGTAAACAGGGCGGACGCACCGGGTGATTCCCGGAGCAATAATGTCCCAGCTGAGCGCTGGGACGACAAATACCTCCAGAATTCTCTGGGGGTGTACGAGCGCATCTTACGGTGTGCTCTTATATCGTACGGAGTCAATTTTAGATTCCGCGCGGAACGTCGTTCATGCATTGCATGGACGTATAAAAAGCTCGCCCAATGGCGGGCTGATCCGATATGCGCAGCCGCGCAGATCAAGTATAACTGCCTGATTCTCAGGCGGTACTATATGAATGGCCTCTTCACGGAGGCCACTCGCTGTGCCTATGGAGGCATGGTTCCCGGCACTCTTAAGCGCCGAAATCATGGTAAGCCCACGCGTTGGCTTGCCTTTCAGATCTCGTATCTTGCGAGGTCTCTTCCTGAACCACCGATTTCGGTGGCTAAACGAGCTGCGAGTAAGCAGCTCTTAATGCTGGGTAGTCCTTCTTGTGACGTGCCCAAGACTGTGTGGGATGCGATATACAATACCGCACTCTACTTGAGGGGTAGTAAACCTACTCCTCCACCTATAGCCGTGACTACTTTTGGCACGGCCTCATGTCTCACCCATAACCGTAAGGAGGGTGGGAAGTCTGAAGCATTCTGCGGAGTGCTTCGCAAACTTGGTCTGACCGAATACGAGCCGGACCTGTCTAAACCCTTAGCAGAGTTCACAGTAGAGGAGGCGTTGCCTTACTCTTCAAAGAGGCCGTTGCCAAACGTCCTCTATCCTCCCGTGCCAGACACGGAAGCTGATAAATTCAAGGAAAATTTTCCTTGTGGCTATCCCCTTCGTTTAGAAGTGGGTTGGAGCATGAAGTACCTTCGTGCTATGCTGAACCCTTTCATGGAAAGGATTACCGAGGATTCTATTAATCATAGGACCCACGAAGCTGTCCCTGTTCTCGAACGGGGATTCAAGTGCCGGATGGTTTCTCGATCCAGCGTGGAATTGGTCTCCGCCTCGGAGGCCTACAGGAGAGTTTGGTATCCCAAACTCCAAAAGTTGGGTGGTCGCGTTGCGATACCCCTCGCTTCTGACTTTTATCAGAAGAAGTTATCCCGACAAGCGTTGTCGAGGAATGATAGGTTCGTTTATTCGTCGGACCTGTCCAAGGCGACAGATACTCTGTCGCACAATGCCATCAGAGCGTTTTGCCTCGGTGGCGAAATCCCCTTCCACCTCGTGGCGGGAGGGAACATAGGTGTCGAGATTACTCGCGGCACCCTTATGGGCATACCCATGTCTTGGGTGTGCCTCTCAGTGATCCACGCGTCTATCGCGGAGATCATCGATCCAGTCGGTGACTGGATGATAAAGGGCGACGATTTAGTCGCCTATTGGTCAGCATCTATGGTGCAGGCCTATCGGACACGGGTTGCCCATGTCGGATTTATAGTCAAGGACGATTTCTTGGCTAATCGTGGTCTCTTTTGTGAGAGGCCCATGTGTGTGAGGGATGGTTTCCTCACAGAGGACCGGAGAGGGTTTTATCCTCTCCGATGGTGCGTACCTGAAGTCGATCGGGTACGACGGGGCTGGAGTATTCCAGTCCCCACTGTGCTCACCATTGGTGACACTATTCGGTCCCTCATTAAACGGGGGGCCAATCCGGTTACGATACGTCGTATCCAGCAATATATGACTGGGAGAATTCGCAGTCAGTGTTACGGGTGGAGAATCTCCCCGTATATGCCGGTCGCCTTTGGCGGCCTAGGTCTCGTACCCTCCTCTATGGAGAGGTACATCCCCCGACGGGAACGCCGGGTTGTGACGTGGTTTATGAACCACCCGAAAGAGTTTGCGCTTCGCAAGCTCACGATTTCTAGCTCCGATACGTCGAAGCTGGCTAGCAATGTCCGCAATATGCTCGCGGGCCTTATTGATGAGCCGAGATGGTATTACACGACTCATCCGGTCCGTGGACGCCACGGATCTCTATCTACATCCTGGATAGCCGGGATGATTCCATGGTACATGGCTTACATGTACATTGATAAGTTCGTTCGGGATCTCCCGATCGAGCAGAGGCTTCCCAAACCAGTGGTGAAGCCATTCGTGTTCCTGCGGAGAATTCGCAGGATCGACAAGAGGCGCATGAAGATGAATGCGCCCGCATTTAAGTGGACGTATTCGTCCGCTTATGATTTCCACAACCGGATTTATCCGGATGCGCAAGATACGGCTCTCCTACGGGGGAACCAGCAGATCGGCATGGCCAAATGTTGGCCTTATGTCGAAGAATGGACTCTCGAAGGTCTAAGGACCATGAACGAGGGTCGCGATTATGACCCAGATTTTCTGGCGTCATTCGAGGAGGTGGGAATTCCCACCTTCACTGAGCCGGCCCAGTTTGATCTGGGCCTGAATGTCAGGGAGATTCTCCCTGATGATACATAGTCTCTACTACGTAAGCGTCATCCCCCCGCGGAGGAGAGAAGGGACCCACTACGTCGTGGGCCGGGGTGTTTTGACAGCCCGTAAGGG